TGCACCAGCGCCGGCCGAACGCGCTGCGCGTCGGCGGGCAGCAGGCGGTGTCGTGGTGGGAAGGTGCCTACACGACCTGGACCGATTTCAGCACGGTCGTTTGCACGGTGCCGCGCGCATGATCGCCAGCATCTTCATCACCATCTTTGCCACGGCGGCCGGGGTGCTGGTGCCGTCGCTGGTCAGGCTGGCGGAGCGGGGGGTGCGGTTGAAGGCGCCCGACGCGCAGCTGGACTATCCGGTTGCCTGGGAACTCGACGCCGGCGAGAGCATCGCCAACTCGGCCTGGTCCGTCACACCTGCGGCAGCCGGCGGGCTTTCGGTGCTGCCCGGCAGCGGCGTCATCGATGATCTGGTGACCGCGTGCATCGTCACGGGCGGGGTCTATCGCCGGGTTTACGAGCTGACCAACACGATCACGACAAGCGAGGGCCGCGTGCTGGCCGAAACGATCAGCATCCGCATCGGCCCGGTGGAGGCATGATGCGATTGATTATGCGCGCGATCGGCGAGGCGGCCGCCGAACCGGTCACGCTGGGCCAGCTGCGCGACCACATCCGGCTGGACGACAACGGCGATGACGCGGCGGTGCTGGGCTTTGGCATCGCGGCGCGGCAATGGATCGAGCAGCACCTGGGCCGGCCGATCATGCCGCAGACGGTGCGCGGCGTCTGCGAGGCCTGGCCGGACAAGGGCGGGCTCGAAGTGGCGATGCCGGTCAACAGCGTCGACATGATCAGCTTTACCGACCCCGACCAGGTTGCGACGGAATGGGAGACCGGCTGGGTGGCGCGGGTGAGCCAGGGCGGGGTGACGCGCATCCGGCCGGCGGCCGGCGGCGACTGGCCGGCGCTGGGCGATGATCCGGTGATCACGGTCAACGCGACGGCCGGGTTCGCGCCGGTACCGGAGCCGATCGCAACGGCGATCTGCAAGCTGGCCGGCTATCTCAACGCCGATCGCGACGGCATCGGCGACGCGGGGCAGGGCTTTGGCCGCTTGCCGCGCGATGTCCGCGAGCTGGTCGCGTCCTGGCGGTGGCGGCAGCTGGCGTGAACGCCGGCGAGCTCAACGAGCGGCTGGCGCTGCAAAGCCCGCCATCGGTCGATGATGGCAGCGGCGGGCAGATCGGCGGCTGGACGACGGTCACGACGATCAGCGCCAGGGTGGAGGCGCTGCGCGGCGGCGAAGCGGCACAGGCCGCCATCGCGACGACGACGGTGCAATATCGGGTGACGATCCGCCGGCGGGCGATTGCCAGCGGGCAGCGGCTGCTGTGGACGCGGGAGGGGCAGGCGATGGACATTCGCGCCGTGCTGCCCAGCCGCGACCGCGCCTGGACGGTGCTGCTCTGCGAAGGGCGGGCCGTCTGATGGCCAAGTCGCGGAGCGGTTCCTTGCGCGGCGCGCGCAAGGTGCGTCGGCTGTTGAAGCGGTTGCCGGAAGATGTGCGCGTCGAGATGGTCGCCGTGCTGAGGGAAAAGGCGCCGGCAATTACAGCGTATTCGCGGGCGGCGACACCTCGGAAAAGCGGGGCTCTGGCGGCGGCAATTGGCTGGAAGGTGTTACCGAAAACGCTGTCGCTGCGCGTCGGGCTGCTGACCAAATCCGCAAATCAGCGATTGCCCTATGGCAAGGTCTTGGAACGCGGGCGCGGCTGGAAATTCGACCGCTCCCGGCGGTTCCAACGGCGACTTTCAGGCGGCGGGCTGTCGTCGGTAATCTACATGTACATCAAGCGGATAGGCAGCACGGAGTATGATTTCACCGCGGGCCGGGCGGTGCAAGCCGCCTCGATCATTCTGAAGCCTTCGCTGGACGCACTCTGGGAACGCGCATTGCGCCGCGCCTCTGATGGGGGTGACGCTTGAGCATCCATCGCGCTGCCAGCCGCGCCGCCATCGCCGCGCGGCTGAAGGCGCTGCCGTCGCTGGGCGCGCCGGTGCATTCGAACCCGCCGGCCAACATCGGGCTCGATCACATCCTGATCGGCGACATCGTCGCCGAGGCACCCGAGGACAAGGGCAGCGCGTCCGGCTGGTACAACGCCAGCATCGAAGTCTGGTCGCAGACCTTTTCGCCGGCGGCGCTGGAAGCCCGCGCCGACGCCGTGGTGGCGCGGATGACGGCGGCGCCGCTGGAAGCCCCGGGCCGCAGCTTTTTCCGGCCGGAATACACCGGCGAGCAGCCGAGCGCGGTGCCGGCCGAGGCGGGCGGGCCTTTGTATGGCCGCGTCCTGACCTTTCGATTCTACGTCGACTAACCCAGAAAGGAACCAAAGATGGCAAAGAAAGACGGCAGCCTTGACTGGCTGTGGGTGCAGAGCACGACGGCCGGCACCTTCAACGCGCCCAAGGGCCAGAGCAATCTGAGCCACCCGACCAGCCGGGCCACGGTCGAGACCAGCGACAAGCAGAGCTATCCGCACAAGACCTATCGGGTGACCGATATCGACCGCTCCGTCTCGCTGACGATCAAGCCCGACTATCCCGACGCCAACGGCACCCAGCGGATGGAAACGCTGTTCAAGAGCGGCACCGCCGAGATCTACCAGATTCGCGGCAACGCGGCGCTGGGCGACGATCCCGACGATGTCGTCTATGAATGTTCGATGGTGATCACCCAGTTCGCCAAGACGCACAACAAGGGCGAGCTGCGGTCGATCGACATCACGCTGATGCCCGAAGCCGCGCCGACCGTCGACGCGCTCGACTGATGGCCAGCACCAAACCGTCGGCAATCGGCGAAATCGAAATCGAACTTGAGGGCGTGGCCTATCGGCTGCGCCCTTCATTTCAGGCCATTCGCGAGATCGAGCAGGCGTTGGGTCACAGCATCCTTGAAGTGGCCAGCGCTGCCGAAACCGGGAAAATGTCGCTTGATGATGCAGGCGTCGTAGTGGCGGCGTGCATACGCGCAGAGGCCAAGGCAAACGGCGATACCGCGCTGGCGACGATCAAGCCGGCTCGCGCCGCCGAATTGATTTACGGCGAACCCGGCGGACTGTTGCTGGCTGTTCGGGTGTGCATCTACCCGTTGCTGTTCGGTGCCGTGATGGGCAGGTACCAGCCAACGGGGGAGCCCCGGCCGAGCCCGACGAAGACGCGCTAGACGATGATCGGCCTTGGTTGAGGCGGATGCAAAGTTTCGCAATCGGCGGGCTCGGCTGGTCACCCGAGAGTTTCTGGAACGCCACCTGTTCCGACCTGATGGCAGCAGTGGAATGGCACGAGCGCGAAACAGAGCGCCGGGAAGAGCAGGCGCGGATGCGTTAAGCGGCGAGGGCCTTTTCGACCAGGCGGCGGATAGCTTCGGCGCGTGACGGCAAATCGGGCTGTTGCCTTCGCCAATCGTCGATGAGCCGCATCCACGCTTCGGTGGCGCGCATCTCAAAGCGGACAGGGAGAAGTTCTTTCGACATGGCGCTTACGTAACAGCCATTGACGCCGTAGTCAAAGTTACGTAATCAGTGGCGGGCCGGTAAGGTGGTGGAACACCCAACCGGCCCTAACCCCAACCGTTCATGCGAGGAACGACCATGGCTGACACAAATCTATCACGACGCACCCTGTTGGGGCGAGGGGCAATGCTGGCGGCGGCGGCGGCAGTTGCTGCGCCGTTGGTCGCCGCAGGCGCTGGAGGCCGCTTTCCGGCGTTGCTGGCTGCATATTGGGAAACAGAGGCTGCACTGGACCTGTTGCCAAACGGCGATGAAGCTGCACTGGCATTGGCGGCAGACAGACAGACGGCGGCGATGGAGGCGCTGCTTGCCTGTCCGGCCCCTGATTTTGCCGGCTATGTGGCAAAGGTCGATGCCGTTGCAAAGTATCACAGCGGCGACCTTATAGACGATGCCATGTTTGCGGCGCTGGTCGAAGATGCGCACCGGTTGGCGCGTTCGTGAGCGGCGATCCCAAGCCGGAAAAGCCACTGGAACCGTGGCCCGACCCCGACCAGCCGCCTTTGCCTTGGCCAAGCCCGAATGACGAGCCGGAGGAATGGCGGCCAATTCCGGGGTTCGAAGGCCTTTACGAAGCGTCCTCGCTGGGGCGGGTGCGGTCGTTGGACCGTTGGACTCGGGGTGTAACGCCTATAGGACTGCCGGCGCGCCGACACATGCAGGGCCGGGTGCTGACGCAAAGATTTAACGGGCCATATGCCTATCTGATGTTGAGCGTCGATGGGCACAGAACGATGCACACCGTCCATTCTCTGGTTTGTGCGGCCTTTTATGGGGCGCGACCGGATGGCTATTGGGTTGCGCATGGCGACGGTGACAGCACAAACAACCGGGCATGCAATTTGCGGTGGACAACGCCCTTCGAAAACTCTGCAGACGCCATATTGCATGGAACACGACCAAAGGGCGAGGTTCATCCGCTTGCCATTCTGACAGAGGAAGATGTTCTTGCAATTCGGCGGTCGAAGCTGAGCCCGCTGCAATTGGCTGAGATATATAATGTTTCGAGGCAAACGATCTACGCGGTAATCTCGCGCAGGAGATGGAAGAGCGTTTAGTCTTCTTCTTCTTTTCGCCGTTTTTCTTGGGCCATCTCGGCTGACGCCCGCGCGATGACATAGGGCACGACTGCGAGCACGAGTGCCTGCGCGGCCACTGCGGCTGACTGCGGCGCGCCCTTGCTGATCAGCGTGCCGAACATAAACCAGACGATGCCCAGGACGGCGCTGACAATCGTTGTCATCCACATATTTCGTTCTCCCCGCCGGGGAGGGTAGCGAGGGAGACAGGCCGTTGCAAACCGACGTTCAGGCCCTGCTGCTGAAGATCGACGCATCGACCGAACTCGCGCGTCGCGAACTGAAGAAGATGGACAGCGACTTCGATTCCTTCGTCAAGCGCAGCGAAGCGGCGGCCGGTTCGGCCGAGGCGGCATTCGGCGCGCTTGGCACTGCGGCAACGCTGGCGAAGGCGACGATTGTCGGATTTGTGACCAAGATCGGCATCGACGGCATTGCCCAGTTCGGTCGGGCCATTCTTTCGGCTGCCGACGACCTTTCTGCCTCTGCCGAAAAGGCCGGCATCGGCATCGAGCGTTATCAGACGCTGAAGGAGTCGCTTCGAGCGCTTGAAGTGCCGGGCGAAAAGGTTGACGCCATTTTTGGCCGGCTGACAGACACGCTGGGCGCCGTGCAGGGTGGCACGGCGGCGGGCGGTGTCGTGAACGCGCTTGAGAGGATGGGCATCAAGTCGCGCATTCTCAATGGCGAAATCAGCACAACCGACGGCTTGCTGGATGCGATTGCCCAGAGCGCCGGCAGCTTCAAGAGCCAAGCCGAATTTGCGGCAGCGGTGATCGACATCGTTGGCAAAAAGCTGGGCATCGATCTGGCGAACGCCCTGAAGGACGGCGGCGCGGCGTTGAAGGCCGGCGAGGCGAGTTTCAAGGCGGCAGGGGGCGTGGTTGATGCGGACTACATTGCCAAGCTGGCAGATGCGAACGAGGCGCTCGACCGCTTTGCCGAGAACACCAAATCAAAGCTGATCATCTGGTCGGCGGAAACCATCAACTTCTTCGAAGCAGCAGGGCGTGCAGCGTCCGGTTTTGCATCCGGCGCGGCAGCGGCGTTTGACCGCGCGGCGGGAGTGCAGGGACCGGCAGCAGCAGTGCCAGCCGCCGGATCGGCACGGGCTGCTGATGAAGCGCGGTTGCAGCGGTTGCGGTCGCAAGGCGTGCGCGGCGCGGTTATGCAGAGCCTTGAAGCTGATTTCCTGCGCAAGTATGGCATCGCCCCGGCACCGCCTCCCGAGGCTGAAATAACCGTGACCGCCTCGCGGTTGCCCAAGATCGCGCCGGCAGAGCTTGGCGGCAGCAATGCTGGAAAATCGCTGTTGCGCGCCGGCTTTGACCTGCAGGGCGGCATCGATGCTGCGCTGGCGACGCCGGCGCGGATTTCGCGCGAGATGGCCGGGCAGTCGAGCGCGCTTTACGATGCCCAATATGCCGCCTTCGACAGCGGCGTGACGCTGGCGCAGACGCTGGAACGGGCGTTTTCGACAGACGATCTCAACGATTTCGTCGCGGCGCTGCCATCGGTGACCGAAGGCCTGGACGCCGCCAGCGCCGCCGGCGACGAAATGGTGCGCGGGCTGGCCTTTGGCCTTGCCGGGCTGATCACCGCCAGTGGCGACTTTGGCGACAAGATGGTGGCGACGCTGACGCGGATCGGCGAATCGATGCTGCAATCGGGGCTGTTGTCG